GAGACGGGACGCCAGGTGTACAAGCTGCATATCAGTTGTCCTGGGGTTCTTGCGCTGCAGCCGGGGTGGCCGTTGCGATGGGCGCTTTGTCGTGGCGCGGGTCGGAATCGAAAACCAGGCCGAGCTCGTCGGCTCGTTGGTTGTCGGCCGCGATCTCGCGGTCGATGTCTTCGGCGTCGTAGCCGAAGGCCGAAATGGCTTCAGAGCGCGAAAGCAGTCCGGCGCGAATCGCGGTAAGCATTGCGTCGAACTCCTTCTTCGGATCGACCCACTGCCAGCCTTGCGGAATCCACTTCACGGCCAGGTAGTCCCGTTTGCGATCGCTGAAGCCGGGCAGATCGAGTGCGCCTTCGAGCACGGCTTGTTCCATCCATGCTCGCCAGATCGGTCGGCAGAGCTGGTGGACGATCACGCCATGCTGGATCGCCTCACAGCGGCGACGAAACTCCAACAAGCCGGCCCGGATCGAGGAGTAATTCACCTGCGTGAGATCCCCGGTGAGCATCTCGTAAGTGATGCCCATCGCGGCCGCCACTGCGCGGAACTGCATGCGCAAGAACTCGGCGTAGCTGGCCCCGACGTCTGCCGGCTGGCTGAACTTGACGTCCTCTCCAGGCTCCAGGAGCTGCATGGTCCCGGGTTCCAGTCCGGCGAGGGACACGCCGTTGGCATCCGCCAGCCCTTCGCCCATGAGGTTGTCCTCGGGCGCCAGGCGGGTGATGAAGCCAGCAAACATCGCTGCCGTCTTCTTGCGGACCAGTTCGGCGTCGTCGTACTGGTCCAGCTCATTGAGCTTGACCAGTGCCCGCGCCAACCAGGGCTCGCCCCGGATCTGGCCAGGGCGAAGCGGACGGAACAGGTGGATGATCTCTGAAGCTGGCACGCGCACGGTATCCATGCCGCCGGTGCCGGACATCGGCGCCAGCGTCCCGTCGCCGGGATGGGAGCGATACAGGTGGTAGGCCGTGCGCCGCCCTAGACGATCGAACTCGATGCCGGCACGTACCACGTTGCCGGACGGAAGCTCAAGATTCATCGTCGTGGGCAGGTGCTCGGGTTCCAGCACCTGAAGTTGTAGGCCGACTGCCAGACCATCTTCGGGTCGGCGATAGCGCAGTCGCACCAAGACTTCTCCGCCTTCCAGCATGGCCCGGCAGGCAAGTGCCTGCAGACCGTAGAAGTCGGTCACGCCAGCCGCGTCCGCATCGCTGCACCAGTCCCACCAGATTGCGTGAATGGATTCACGCAGCGCGTTGTCCGCGAGCATCGACTGCGGCTTGATGCCAGTGCCGATCGCGTTGGCGACGAAGGCTTCCACACCGGCGGCAGCCCATGCATTGCGTCGGACCAGATCACGGCTTTTGGCTCGGAGCTCGTTCTGAGTGAAGGCCAGCGCGGCGACTGCGCCAGGGTTGCCGACCTGCCACGCGATCGCCCGCCGACCACCACCGATACCGTCATAGGTGGGTGACGCGCCGCCGAACAGGCCGCGTCGGAGTTTTCCGAACCAGCTCATCAGGTAGCCTTCCGGGTCGTGACACGGATCTGGCGCGGAGCGCCCGGCCAGAGACCGGTGGCGACGGCGTTATCGAACAGACCGCGCTTGACCTCGCGAATGGCGGCAGCCAGCTCCTCGACGGTTCGGTATTCGATGGTCTTGTCCCCGAAGCTGACGCGGCGCTCGCCCTTGGCCAGCGCGGCTTCGAGCGCATCGAGTTGGGATTGCGTGTAGGCCATCAGCGATACACCACCAGGTTGATCTCGGTGGAATCGGCAAACGACGTCGCCATCGTGGCGCAGGAGACATCGACGTACTCGGCGGTCTTCTCATCAGCGCTGGCGCGCACGATCGCAATCCGCTGTGTGCCGTTGTCGGTGCTGCTTCGTGCGAGCGCGCTCCAGCAATAGCTGGCATCCGGCATGGGCTGCGAGAATCGAACCCTGTAACGACCAGTGGCCAAACGCTCGACGCTCACCACGTTGAAGGCGCTGACCATCACCATGTGGTCGTTGATGTACCCAAAGCTCACCCAAGCGCGTGCGATTCCCGGGTGGTCACGGTTCGCCTTGATGCCCACTTCGAGACCCACACGGGCTGCCAGCGCAGCAATGCGTTCGGACAGAGACATTACGCAAGCGCCCCTTCAAACACGGCCACGAAGTCAGTGTCCGCGTCCCCGATGGCGCTGAGCGCAATCGCCCCGATGTTCTCGCGCGCCTGCTGCTGCTCGATCACTGTCAGCGTCTGCGCAGCATCGAAGCGCACGCGGTTGTTGACGGCGGCAAGCAGCGCGTCGAGGCCGCTGGTCCCGTCCTGCAATAACTGCTGAATCTCGACCAAGGTGTCATAGGCAGCATCGGCGCCACCGAGGATCTCGGCCTTGAGGGTGTCCAGCAGCGTGACGATCTTCGACGACGAATAGGTGGTGGTCAACGCCACGTTGGCGTCGTCGATGCCGGTACCGCTCAGTACGGCGGACTGGAGCTCATTGATGGCCGCCACCAGACTCGACTTGTCGGTGGTGGTCAGGTTCGCCAGCGTGCCGGTCTTGCTGTTGAGCGTGTTGAACTCCTGGGCGATGCGAATCACCAGGCTCTCGATACGGGTCTGCAAACTCATGGGATGTCCTTCTTCGTTCAGGAGAGCCAACGGCTGCGCACCAACTGGCGTGCGCGGCGACCTGGCCCAGAAACAGCGAGGCCACCGCGTTGGGTGGCCTCGTCAGTCGTTGTGGTGGTGAGGTCGGGTGGATCGTCCATCCCCAGCTGTCGCTCCAGCTCACGCCAATGACGTTCGTCGAAGCGATCCAGTCCCGCCGCTGACGCGGCAGCGCGTGCGTAGACGTAGCAGTCCAGTGCCTCGTTGCGTTCGCGCATCTTTTGCCACTCCCGGATGGGAAAACCATTCCGGTCGCGGCGGGTGATGAGTTGTTCCGCGCAGAGCTGCTGGATGAACTCCGCGTCCACATGCGGCAGATGGATGAATCCGGCCGGATAGATCGCGGTGATACCGTCCTCGGCCACATCCGCCGATTTGCGCAGGTTGTTGTAGAGCTCGAGCTTGGCAATGCCGACGGCGACCGAGAACACCTTGATGCCTCGGCGCAGCTTCTTGCCGCCCTTGGAAATATCCACTGCGGTGGGGGTCCCGATCAGTGCCGCGCCGCGCGCGACACCTTTGATGGCCATGACGCGCGGGTCGCGACCGGCCCGCACGAAGGTATAGGCCTCTTGGGTGGCAAACCCAGTGTCTAAGGCGAACCGTGCCAGCGGCATCGCCGCGCCGGATGCGTGCGTCCAATTTTCCGCGAGCAGATCCGCCAGCTGTCTCCAAACCGCATCCCGCGCGGTGTCGCCCATCAAGACGCGATGCTCGACCAGCCAGGATTCCTTGCCGCGCCCGAAGGCCCAAATCGAAGCCTCGATGCGGTCCTTCTGTACATCGGCGCCACCCACCAGGAGCAGCCCACCGGGAGGGATCGATCCGACCGGGTAGTCCTCGCGACGTTCGACCAGCCGCTGCCAATCCGGTGCTTCGCCTTCCTCAACCCAGGTCTCACCCAGCTCCGTGTTTTTGAACGTCTTGATGGCCGCCGCCGAGCCTGACTCCTTGCTCACGGCCAGCTCCCAGGCGACAGCGATCTCGCGCCAACTGCGCCAACCCACCGGGCTGTAGAGCGACGACAAATGGAAGCCTGCGGTCTTGGCGCCGTTCTCTGGCGCCAGTGCGCGCCACTCGCCGTGTTCCAGCATCCAGGTCTTGTGGTGTTCTGAAATCGGCGCGTCGCAAGATTCGCAGACATAAGCGGCGCTCTCTGGCTGGCCTTTCTCCCATCGCAATTGTTCGAAGCGCAGCCACTGGCGATGCGAGCAATGCGGGCATGGCACAAAGTAGCGGCGCTGATCGGATGACTCATATTCGCGTTCGATGGCGCTCGCCCCAGAGATCGTCGGCGTCGAGACGATGAAGATCTTGCGCCGGGCGAAGGTTCGGGTGCGCGCCTCAGCCAGTGAAATCGCATCGCCTTCGCCCTCGACGTCCAGCGGATAGCCATCCACTTCATCTAGGAACAGGTATCGGACAGGCATCGACCGCAGTCCGACCGCGCTGTTGGCACCGGTCATGACCAGGACTCCACCCCGGAACTCCTTCGCCAGAATCGTGTTGCCCGAGTCCCGGCTCCTGGCCGGTGCAATCAACTCGGCCAGAACACCCGACTCCTCGATCAGCGGGTCGATCCGCTGCTTGGAGTTGCGCTTGGCCATCTCCACTGTCGGCCAGACCGCCATCATTGGGCCTGGCGCGTGGTGGATCACGTAGCCGATCCAGTTCGAGCCCATCTCGGTCGCGCCGAGTTGAGCGGCCTTCATGAACACCACGCGCTCGACCGGCGAGGTCGGCGACAGGCAGTCCATGATCGCCTTCAGGTATGGCGTGCGACTGGTGCGCCAGCGTCCCGGCTCGGCGGACGCCTTGCTGGAAAGCATCCGGTGCCGATCCGACCATTCGGACACGG